TGTATTCGCTGTAATGGTGTGACCATAACTGTACGGCTCTAAGCTCGTGTTCTAGTGATTCTTGACCTTTAGGGGAATTAACGTCAAGCATCTCTAATCCTCTCGACCTTGCATGAGGTTATAGGCATCCATAAGTCCGTTTCTGTAATGAACATTTACTGATGGATGCATGTCAATAATTAAATCCATTAATTCATCAAGCCTTTCTTTCCATGTCCTATCAATCATGCCTGCAATCTGTTTTGCATCATTGAAATCTTGTTGTAATTGAGTGTGATCCTTACTTAACATCTCTACTCCATTCACATACTTGAGTAATTCAGATTGCCTGACTTGTACCCATTTATCTTGTCTAGATGTCATGTAATTATTTTAGGAGTGATTCACACCCAGAACCGGTAAGTGAGCAGGAATGGCTCTTAGCGAGCCATCCACACCCGTCACCGTATAAGTTTCGCTTGTAAAGGGAATTAGCCACTACAACTAATTCAACTGCGCCATGTGCCTGTTACCGTTTTGTTATGTATTAAGGCAGTTCGGTTTTAATACCAGTAATCAGGCTCGCATTTCTGCATTTGGTATGAATATCAGGCATACCAAAGACACTGCATCTAACGCAGGTTTAGCAGCTGATAAGGCAGCCAGCAGTTTAAGTCTTGCCTAGACATTTATGTTAGTTATGTGGTTATAATGTTTGTACTAGCCAGTAGTCCGGACGAGGGATCAAGAACCACTCCAACTACTGGCTAGTTTTTATATTTGTGGACTTAACTTTTGCTCGTATGTATGTACAACACCACAGCATTTAGTAATCCAAGTTCGTGTGTCTGTGTATGGGTCTACACCTAAATCAACTGGCGATAATGTTTCACTGCAGACTTCGCAGCTCTCCGCCAGATAATGTGATGCTTCATAAGCCCCATAAAGTTTCTTTAGTATTGAAATAAACATTTCGTCTTTATTGTCCATCATTAGCCCTATCTCTAATGTCTTGTGTTTCACTTGCCATGCACTTGTAAGCCTGTGTTAGTAGATCAGCACAATGCTCACAGTCCATGCTTCTTAGATTCCTTGTAAGCCTTAATAAAGTCATTAAGGTCGTATGAAATTCTAAATGCCAGCGGTCAGTCATTGTAACCTCCATTAGCCATGTAGCAATCAATGCATGCAACTGGCTCGTCTTTGCACTTGTCACAATCTGCATGCGGCACATTAACTCTTAGCATTCGACAATCGGCGTAATGATCGCCTTTGTAAAGTAATTCAGGTGGGCAGTTACATCTCATGCCATGTAGTCCAATGCTATGAATGTGTCACAAGGCCAAGCCTCGCCGCACACAATGCAGTCATGAATGTATTTGCAATTGTCACAATTACCCTCTGTAGTACCGCATAAAAGGCATTTATCTCTCGGCTCTGGCTTTATATGAATTGCCCGGGCCTCCTCAATTGCAGCTTGTAAATCAAATAGATCAGTGCATACGCAATGACAATGCTTACTGTGTTCAGGATGGCTCATTGCTTACTTTCCTTTCCACAGAATTGGCATGGATACCCAATGTATGACCAGCCTCCGCAGCTACATCTAATAACATCAGCATCGGTCATTTACCCAATATCCCTTCACCCATTTGTTGCATGTATTCTGCAATGCCGGGCAAACATAAATGTTCAAATTCTGCTATTTCGTAAGCACTGCAATCGCATTCACCCAAAGGCAAATTGTTGATCATGTTGTAAACAACTTGTATGCGCTTAGCCAAATTAACTAAATTTATATTGATAGATGGTAATACCTCGTGTTCAACCCATGCAGGAAAATTTTCATTCATGATCGATCAAACTTTGGATCACATTGCGGCTCACCATCGCAGAAGTAGCCTGCGTAAGGCTTACCTGTTTTCTTGCTGATACCGCTTCGGCGATTCATAGGGCCATGTAAACAATTAGGTACATAATCGGTGAATTCGTAATTTATGCTCTCATCCATGGCTGGTACAGATAACCATGGGTCGGATTCCATGGCTTCGCTGGGAGGCTCTTGCACCACCTCTTTTGGCTTGGCAGGTCCGGGTGCTTGGCGCTCTCGGCTACCCATAATTTCCTCTTTGGTGCTTAGGCCTTTGGATGTACCAATGTTCAGGCTTGCACATGCACGACCCCAGCAGGCTGTTTCAAGGTTCTGCAGCTCTGATCCATTGGTGTACGGGCTTTTGCCATTTATTAATTCTGATGCTGTGCCTATGCCCGGTAGTGGATCATCAGGTGTCCGGTATGCTCTGGCAACTCCCCACATCTTGAGTGGATCGCCATCCATAACACCCATAAATTCAAACTGGATTGAGCCCTCTGGGTACTTCTCATAGAACATTGCCACACGCTCGGCAACGGTAACGTAAGTGCTGATGTCAAAAGCCATTAGATTCTCCAACCGTCTTTCCACATTTGTTCCTCAATGGTTGGCCCATGCATCGCACGAAACTTAGCTCGAAGTTTTAAGGTGTGTTGTGCCTCAATGTAGATACCTGTGAATACGCCTAATACAAAAAGGATTGCTGCGTAAATAATTATTGCAATTGTCATGCCCTGATTTCCTATTCTTAGTTGTAAGCCTTGGCGCTTACATGAATAGGTTTAGCACGAAGTACAGGATTCGCACAAGCACTTTGAAAAAATAGGCGTGTCATGACTTGTGGCTATGTGATTTTGAACCACTACATGTAGTGCATCTACCTTATTTATCAAGTCTGGTAAGGATTTTCCACCATTGGCATAAGGCTGAATGGCATAAGTCATTTGGTCTATGTAGGCCTTTATTGGCTTGACTACGGCCCATTTAACAAATAGGCCAATTAGAGTAACAATGGCAATTAAAGCAGCTGCTATTTGCCCGGCAACAAGTATGGCGTTCATGAAATTGCCAATTTAATTTCGCGTGTAGTTATGGTGGCTTTGCCATTTGCTTTCATCATGAATGCCACTGGCTGGCCTTTCTTGGCTTGAAACATCCAGACATCTTTTACAAAAGTAGTGCCGCCCTTTTTTAATGCAATTGTCTGATAACCCGTTGCATCATTTATGCCTTTAGGATCTCGCACCCATTTGATTGTAAGTTCGGTTGCCCCACCGATTTTAGGTGTTTTGATGTTTAGGTAGGTAGCAAATAATGCACCGGTGCTTGAATCACCATTGGGAATAACCGAGAAAAGGCCGTCTACTTCTAGCGTTGCCCATACTTCACCTTGTAAGGATTGTGTTGGTATGCGACTAGATGCATCTGACTTTCGGCTTATGTACTGGCTCATGCCTTGATCCATTTTTCTGGATTACGGAATTTGACCGGATTCCATGTACGGCTTGCGAGAATTTGGAAATGTAGGTGTGGTCCAGTAGATCGGCCTGTATTACCTGAAACGCCTAATAACTGCCCCTGACGGACTCTCTGACCCACTGACACATTTACCCCATTGAGATGGCAATAACCAGCCCAGAGGCCCGCTGTGCCATCCTCAAAGGCATCATTATCAACTATGACGTGGATACCAAAGGCATAGCCCCAGCCTTTTTTGTAGATGTGCTTGCCAGCGTGTACAACAACACCCGGCACTGCAGCTACAACTGGTGTGCCAATTACAGCCTTGTAATCAATGCCTTTATGAATGCCGCCTGTTTTGTATTTAGCCCCGTAGGGAAATGAAACGACTCCTGATTTAATCGGTTTCATCTAAGTTGGCCCTGCCGTAATTGTCATACTCTGGATTTAGCCAGTTAATCAAGATAGGTAATGCCGATACAAGCCCAATAGTTAATGCCGGGTGAAGTCCCAAAGTGTCAGCGTTAATCAAAAACCAACCGAGGCAACCTGCACCAAATACTTTGATGAAAGATGCCAGTGGACTATGTGCCAACCAAGTTGTAAATGTCATTTTGTAGTCTTGGTTGTCTTAGCTACTGGCTCTGGGGTTGGAACTGGTGCTGGCTGATCGGTTTCAACTGCATCGCCGTATGCACCGCAAAGCGAACATAAAACTGGATTAGTTGGGTCTAGTAGATAGACAGGATTGATGTTATTTTCGCAACCCTCAGTTGGGCAAGTAAAAATCCAGATCATTATGCGGCCTCATATGTCATTGTTATTTCAAATTCATCGCCCGTTGCCCATGTGGCTGGTGTGGTAGCTGTAAAACTTGTGTATGACGGGTAAGTGCCCGCGACATTCATCAAACGATAAACGACAGTAGTTGTGGTTAATACATAAGCCATTCCAGTACCTTCCACCCCGCCGATAACATAACGCAAAGTGTAAGGCATGGAACTTGCGGCTTGTGCTGTGACTGGTAATGTCATAGAAATTGTGCTGCCTTTGGTAGTTGTCGTACCTAAAACAAATTTTGCCGATAAATGGACAGTCTTTCCAATTTGGCAATAGCGCGCAGTCCAAACTCCATTACCATTTAACCACCCGCCACCAAGAACAGGAGCCCATGACTGCCAAGCAATAAGGCCTTTGCCGGTGCTTGTGTCAATGCCTGTTGCCAATGTTTGTATTGCGGTAGCACCATCTTTAACGTAATCAGTGCTAGTTGGATAAGTCCAACCATTATTAGTAGTCGTGCCTGCCATTTATAAATCCTCCCATTGGATACTTGCATTATACGTTGCCCAGTCCTGTGTTGGTGGGACTTGATACCAAATTATTGAATTATAAGTTTCAGAATATGCCGAGCAAGTCAAAGCCAATTCAGCTGTGTACCGAGTCAAATTCCATGTATACCCCTCTACAAAGCCATCAAAGGTAGTACCAAAGACTGCTGGCAAAGCCGTTGTGCTGACCCGTAGACCGTTGTACACAGCGGCTAAGGCATCTCTAGTGGCATCGCTTACGGTTGGTGAATGCAACGGGATCGTCAATTGCTCTGGATACATTCTTGGGTATGAGCGTGACTCGATGAAATCTGTTGCCTGCGCTTCAGCATCAGCAAGATTATGTAATACGGTTTCGCGCGTACCTGCCAATTGGCCATACAAAATGATGGACTGTTCATCTCTAGCAGTAACTGATCCAGCCCGGTATGTCACTGTGGCGTCATTAACGATTTCGCCTAATTGTGCTTGAGTCCGTAATCCTTGTGCCAATAAATCATCAGCGGTCAGTACCAAAGGTGATGCAAGGGATCTGGATAGATAATCGTCATAATGCAAATCTCCATCGCCACCCTCCCAAAGAACACCGCGACCAGAATTAGCGGCAATAGTAGTCAATGAGTAAGCATCCGTTTCAGTTGCACTGTAGGCTTGAAGTTCGTATTGTCCGGGCACATCAACATTAGTCACTAAATTGTTTACTAAATTCAGGCCTACTGCATCGTAGGAATCCCATGTAACACCTGTTGGAACATTTGCCCAAGTTAGTGTTGGTGCTACATCTGACCAGTTAGTCAAAAATGCTTCACTAAGAATGTTTAAGATTCGTGTGCCATCAAACTCTTTAGCATAACCTGCCGCGCCAACTAATCGGCGATTAAGTGCAGCTAATGGACCAACGGCTGTAATGGTGTAAATGGCAATTGATCCATCTGATCCGTACGACTGCACACTGATCTCAATGTCTGAAATAGTGCCATAAAAGATTTCCTGTGTTCCCGTAGTTCCTTTATCAATTGCAATGGAAACAGATTGGCTCAATGCCACACTGATTGGTTCACTGGCATCTGTCCAAAGACTTATGGATGCATAACCCGGCTGTGGTTGCTCGGTTACGTCATTGCGGCCAGTGCTAATTGAGATTGAGCTGATTGTCTGATCTGCATAAGTCGTAGTACCAGCAAAAGTAACTGTCGGATACGGATCGTAATTGGTCACAATGTCGAACCTGCAAGATTGACTGCACCTGTACGGCGTGAGGAGTCTTGTAGTAGGCGTTCAATACTACGGCGAGCAGATTCACCATCAATGACACCATTCATTACAATGGTTGTGCCGGTAGAACTTGCACCCACGCGATTACTTGCCATGCTGTTGTTAAATAATGGTGTCCTGTCTGTACCTTGTGGGCCAAAACGCTCACCTACACCCATGCCTAGATCAAGTAAATCCAAAGCACCTGCACCAAGTTTCTTTAGTCCTCGATATGCCCCAGCAACTAAGTTAATTCCCTTAGCAATGTTGTTAAGTGCTGTGGCCATTTCCTGCATGGTGTTTGTAGTACTGTCGCCATCCTCTGAAAAGGCCTTAAATAAGTTTTCAAAACTGGCTGCCAAAATAGCGATGGATCGGCCAAGGCTTCCTGCACCGCCATCACCTATCTCACCTTTAAGTTCTCTAGCCCTTGCGCTTAGTCCGTCTGGATCTTGACCACTGAATGCTCTAGATACTTTAAGCACCTGCTCAAATAATCGCTTTAGAACAGGGATTAACTTAACGCCGACACCCTCTTGTAATTCGCCAAAAGTTTCTCGCAAAATAGCCAACTGGCCCTGCAATGTCTTTGTGTTGGCTTGTGCTGATCCACCAAATAGTTTTTGTAATTGATCAGTGGCAGCTGTAAAGTCTTTGGTTTTAATAATGTTGGCATCAAGTGGCACACCTAATCGAGTCAATGCACCAAGGTTGCCGTTGTATCCTTTAGCAAGTGCCAAGGACACAGACTCAAGATCCTTGCCAGTCGCAGCTGCAATGTCTATGGCCAAATTGTTTAATTGCTGGGCTTTGGTAAGGTCGCCAGTTGCTCTGGCTAAGTTCGCCAGTGCCGGGCGCAATTTAGTATCAGCAATACCAAATGATAATTGTTGCTTACTGATGTAATCCTCGGTACTGGCTATCTGGGCATCAGTTGCATTTGTAGTATTTTGTAAGGCTTTGGCTAATTTAACTTGACTGGCTTCATCCTCGATAGCAGCCTTTACGCCATCTACACCAAGTTTTAGAGCATAAGCACCAGCAGCTGCGCCAGCGACTGCAAAAGACTTGGCCATTGCCTTGGAATACTTACCAATGCTACTGCTGAAAGACTTTGTGCCTTTGTCGGCCTTGTCCATGCCAGCAAGAAACTTATTAACATCAGCAAGTAATGAAAGTTTGAGTGTACGTGTATCGGCCATTAACTTGTCCTTGCCCAGTTGTCCATGACTTTGTTTACGGCTTCAAGCCATCGTCTACGGATAGTCGGTTGCATTTCTTTAAGTGATGGAAATATCCAATAACCTTTATTGCCTCTACCCTCTCGGGCAGTGCGCTCTGGGAACCTGTAACCGCCATTAGGAAATGCAGATAAACTGCCCTTAGCATTACGCTCGCCACCAAATTCATTACCAAACAATAATTGACCAGCATTTGCGCCACCTGATGCGCGACCTTTAGCGCCACCAATGTAAACAGTTGGAACGCGATCACGTGCCGGGCGAATTGTAGCTGCAACAATGGCTGCTTGTGCTGGCATTTGTGCGCCATAGGATGCGTAGATCATGCCTTGAGCGGTCCAACGGCTAATACTGGCAACCTCATTTTTTAATGCGCCTTGAGCCTGCTTATCCATTACAGAGATTGCTTTAAGCAAGCCACGATAATCAGACAGATCAGGCTTAACTGTAATGGTAGTTCTACCCTCAGCCATGCCCATTCCTCTCTCTAATCAGCGTAATTGCTGTATTTAAGTCTGCGAGCGACCATTCCATCAGATCACTTAGGGGAATACCGGTGGATACTGCGATCCTGACCAGCACATCCCTTAATTCTCTTTTGGGCTTTCCTCGACCACCTCAAAGCCCTCGAACTCATTGGTGACCCACGCTTGCTGGTTCGGCATTTTGGTATGCCCAGCGGCTTTGCTGGCCTTGTAAAGCATGCAGGTTATGACATCCAATGAACCTTGGCTCATTTTTTCGGCAGCCTGTGTGACTGTGTACCCGAGATCACGCTCAATCTCGATCCACAACCAGGTGGAATCATCGCTCACTATGTAGTTATTGCCCTGTTTTGTTGTGATGTTGTATTGCATAAGTGTTGCCCTGTTCTACTAGTTATGCTCGGGTTACTGTTCCATCCTCAACAACAAAGCTGAGAGATGTGGTTAATACATCAGTGGCCGCGCCACCGACTGTTGGGAATACTGGAAATACGTTGCCAGTAAATGTGTCACCATTGACATCAAAGCTGAAAGCCAGCGATGTGTCCGGTGCAGAGTTGGCTGCATCCCATAGTGCGCTGATGATGCCAGCGGATGATGAATCGTCGAGGTAAAGTTCCACATTCAGTGTGGCTGTTTTGTCAACGGTCTTGTAAGCGCGACCCGATAGCACCTCTAATACCTGCTGGTTGTTTTCGCGCTCTAGTGTTACTGATGATGCTTGATCTGCGTATGACACCGAGTTGATGGTCAGTGTCAGATTCCGACCAGTGATGTATGTTGCTGGCATGACTTGCCTTTCCTAGTTGGTTGTGACCATCTCTATCGAGAGTTGGCTGATAAGCATGTCGGCATTTCCGATCTGCTGGACTGTTGGTTGTGACCATCCACCCAAAAATGAGATGTTATTGGCTAGTAGGTCCGTGATGCTAAAAATTAAAGTTTCAATGTTAGCCAATGCGGCTTGATTGTCGGCTGCATTGACGATGGCTGTGATGTCGAAGCGCACATTGCAACGCGCACCACCGATGGCACTTACTGTGATGTAAGGCGATCCCGGCACAAGCACAATGGCTGATGGTGTGATGTTTTCATTGGGCCATGCGTAAACAACTCGACCAGCAGCTGCGAGAGTGCTGGCAAGGTTAGCGCGGTAGGTGGCGAGATTAGCCAAGGTAACCCCTAGTGTCTAGGTGCTTACCAAGTAGGCCCGATACCCGAGTCAGCATTGAGCGACCCAAGCGATACGGCGCTGGGCTTTGGAAGTCCACACCTTGCTGGCCTAGTGTGCCGGTACGAGTGATCCAGATGTCGCATGCAATCGCCATGCATGCCTCTTTGACCTCTGGCGCACCACTTTCATAGAGAGTTGCTTGGCTAGTCAGTACGGCGCGGCCATTCGGGATGATTGATCGCTTAGTGATGTCTGCATTGGTGATTGCAGCCTCAAAGTAGGTTGTGCCGTATTCGTCATAACCAGTTGCAGTGACTGTGCGTGACCCGTTAAATGGTGAGCCACAACCAGTGACGGTCAAAGCCTGACCGATCACGAAAGTATTGTCGTAGCAGTAAAAGCGAGCGACATTGTTTGTCAGCCGTACGCCCTTGATGGCTACATCATCAAAAATCAAATACGAGAGTAGGATGTTTTCAGCTGCATCGGCGCATTCTTGGACTAGGGCATCAGCGTAAATGTCACCAATTTGTAAAACGGCTTTTAGCTCGCTAATGGTGATTAGTGCCACTGGATACTCCTAAAGATTGTTGGTGTGTGGGGGGCACAGGGCCGCACCCCCCACACTTCTAACTAACGCTGACTTATGTCAGGTTAAAGCGGCGTACGCCACCGGCAACTAAAACGCCTACGGCTAGGTAGCCATAGATCATTGTTTCGATTTCGCCAGAGGATACTACGTTGGTGCTCATTCGTAGAATTGGGCTTTCGTAGATTGCAACAGATGATGGAACAACAATGAATGCTGATTCATCAATGGTTGTTGAAACTGCGTTGGAATCCACGTAGAGATCAAGCCCAAGGACATCGCCACGTAGTGAACGTGGTGTTGCTGATCCAGCGTTGTTCTGTGGGTTGGCTGCGTTGTAGATTGGGCGGCCAGTTGTATCAACTGCACCCATCAACAATGACCACTGGCTTGTGCCAGCAATGTATGCAGTAGCAAGGTCACCAGTTGCAGAGTATGCGGCTGGTACTTCGGTAGATACATACGAGATGATGCCAGCCGATGTTGCTGCGGTTGCAGTTGCCTGTGTTCCGCCAGCAGTTAGAGCTGCAATTACTGCTGAATCAGTTGCCTTGTTGTAGGCACGTGTCATGTTGTCAACCATTGCGTTAAAGAAGCTAGGATCGCTTCTTTCGATCAACTCAACGGAGTAACGCTGCAAGCCAGCAAACTTGTTAACGTCAATGTTGACGTAGCTTGAAACGATACCCTGCTCGGATGGTGCTGCACCTTCGTTGGTGTCGGCAACAGTGCCCGGGGTTGTGATTTTTGGATGTGAGATTGTCATGCCAGCGGCTGAAAGTGCGCGTGTTCCAATAGCATCAATCGCTGGGCGTGAACCGATTAAGGTATCAACGACCTGTGATGAGTATTGGGTAGGGCTGAATGCAGGATTCGTTGAAAAACTGTCATCAGCGGCCATCACGTACTGGGCCGAGTCATGGTTGCCTAACTTAGCCTTGATGCTGTGCTCAAGGTATGTCGCTTGGCTGTTGATAGGGCTTCGTGGCTTGGTGTAAGCCACTGGTGCTGCGGCAGTAACAACCGCTGCTGCGGTCACTTCATCTGCCACTGGTGCGGTTGTTTCTTCCA